CCACACGCTTGGCGTATGCAATCAACTTGCTCTTGTGACATAAATTCATTGCTGAACTCCATGTCATCTAAAGCCTTTTCTAAAAATTCTTCATGCTCTAACATCAACTGATTTAATTCACCCATTTCGTTCCCCCGAAATACATAGCGAAATTGCTATAAGATTGATTGTAAGCATATTTACAAAGTTGTCAACAAGTATTTTAAAATAAGGTTTTATGGTGTAAGATTCATGACATGAAATTAAAACTATCAGATTCAGCAATAATTGATTTGCTGGGTGGTACTACAAAAGTTGCTAAATTGGTAGGCGTTTCACCAAATGCTGTATCAATGTGGCGAAAAAACAACATACCATCATCGCAATTTGCATTTTTAGGCGCAACTCTTGAAAAAGAGTCGCATGGTTTAATTACTCGCAAGGATATATTTCCTAAATCCTGGCATATTATTTGGCCCGAACTACAATGAACAGAGAAGAAATGTTACTTAAAATGCTGGCAAGAGCAGATGAAGAAATTAAACAATTGCAGCATAAAACCGAGTTTTTAACTAAAGAACTTACTCAACTTAGAGAACGATTAAACTATATGGATCATCAAGTCTATGGGGGATCAACAAAATGAAAATTGACGTAAAAATCATTAAGGAAAACAAAGATGGATCAGCCAACGCTCAGGTTGACTTTGACAAAGAAGGACTTGAAACCCTTGTCCAATGGGGTCTTGTTAGTATCCTTACCAAAGCAATTGATGAGTACAAAGTTAGACCTGAAGAAACTGAAACTGTTATTCAGCCAAAAAGTACTAAAAAACAAAAATAAGTAGTAAAATCTATGGACAGGCTAGGGTCATCCCCGAAAAGTCGCTTTATCACCGATCTGCCAAGTCCACCTTAGTGATAACCTTTGATAGAGGAACAAATTGTGCATTATTACAAATTCAATATATCTGATTGGCATTTAGCCACCAGCCATTTAAGCCTTGAAGAAGAAGCAATTTATTTCAAGCTAATTAATTTTTATTATGATTCTGAGCAATATATCCCATTAGAAACCCAAACGGTTATTAGACGGTTAAGGTTAACTAATTATTCTGAATTAATTGAACAAATTTTGCATGAATTTTTTACAAAATCTGATGACGGATGGCATCACAAAAGATGCGATGATGAAATTGCAAAGTATCACGCTAAAGCTAAAGTTAATAAAACTGTAGGTAAACTAGGTGGTAGACCCAAAAAAACCCAAACGGTTTCCAAAAATAACCCACAAGAAACCTTAACCAATAACCAAGAACCATTAACCATTAACCATAAACCAATAAATACTATACAAGCCCCTGAAGGGGTATCAGTAGAAGTTTGGAATGATTTTGTTGCTCAAAGGAAAAAGGCAAGAGCAGTTATATCTGACAATGTCATTAATTCTATAAACAAAGAAGCTGAAAAAGCAGGATGGTCTTTAGAACAGGCATTAGCTGAATGTGCCGCTAGAGGTTGGCGAGGGTTTAAAGCGGATTGGGTAAAGGACAAGCAAACAGTTGCAAATAGAAATTCAACTGTTCTTTCTGGATTAACAAGAGGATTAATAGGGGGTGGCAACAATGTCGGACTACTTGGCAAGTGATTTCACAACAACCGACAATGGGTTGGATTACATTTTTGGGAAAATGGGCGCAATTTATGGGGCGGCATTTACTCGGCATTGGGATGGTGTTAATTTGGGGTTAGTAAGGCAGACATGGAAGGAAATGCTGGGCATCTATGCGACTTATAAACCCACCCTAGACTTTGCCCTTAACTCGATGGATAAATCGTTTATACCTTCTGCAATCGCTTTTAAAGACCTATGTAGTCAAGCAGGAAGAATTCCAGTTAAACCAGATGCAACTATTACCCACCAAAAAACTCAAGCGGAGATAGAAAAAGCAAAAATTGCAAAAGAAGAAGCTCTTGCTAAAATTAAACAATGGACATCGAAACTCACAAACATAGATGCGCTGTAAGGTATTTGTTGCATTTACGCCACACAAAAGGATTAACGTGGTTTAGAAGCTACATAAGTGAAAAAAACTTTAATCAAGCATTGTTAAACGATTATTATGATCAATGGAAACTAAGCAATAAGGGGGAGTGGAAATGCTGGAAAAGTACATTGTTGCAGCAACAGGGATTGGGTATTTAATCACCGGAATTTTACAGTTTCAAAAAGGGGCTACAGCTAATTCAGTAATTTGGATTGGCTATGCCATTGGTCAAACTGGTCTATGGTTAAATCTTAAATGATTATTAACGATTTTTTGCTTTACATTGCTTATTTTTTAATGGCATTTATTGCATTTCAAATAATTAAAGAAAGTTTGAAATGATTAAATCTGTAAGTGATGACCAAGAATACATAATTAAATCAATTATGAATCTATGTAATATTGATAGGTTTGATGCGGATGTTACTTATGGAAACGGAGTGTTTTGGAAAAATTTACCCCCTCCAGTTTATTGTTTTGACATAAATCCACAACTTGATTATGTAACTTGTGCTTCTAGTGATAATTTGCCATTTGAAAATATGGAAATTAATTCTGTAATGTTTGACCCACCATTTCTTACATACATTAAAAGCGCAAGAGAACACAATTCAATAATGGCTAAACGATATGGTGGTTATTGGAAATATGATGAATTACAAGACCATTACATAAAAACAATTAAAGAATCGCACAGAGTTTTAAATAAAAAAGGCATTTTTTTGGTGAAATGCCAAGACATTATTCACAATCATGTAATGCACTCAACTCATATAAATGTAGTTAATTGGTCTGCTGGTATGTTTCGTTTAAAAGATATGTTTATATTGACAGCTAAAAATCGAATTCCAATCCCACAAAAAAAAGGTGAGGCAAAAAAAGTGCAAAAACACGCACGAATACATCATTCTTATTTTATGGTTATGGAAAAATTATGAAAGACTATGACCCACACGATTCAGTTGAATTTATTTATAAAACTGCTCCTGATTATGCAAAAGCTAAAGGTGAACTTGCACAATTAGAGTCATTTAAACATTCATTACGTTCTATTAAAATGGCTCAAGCAGAAGGTTCTAGTATGGCAGCCAAAGAAATGGAAGCATATCGCAGTCCTGAATACCAAGAACTATGTAAAGCTATAGGCGCAGCAACGGAAAAAGCAGAAAAATTAAAATGGCAATTGGAAGCAGCAAAAATGCGCTTTGAGGCTTGGCGTACACAAGAAGCCTCTAACAGACATATTGAAAAGATGACAACATGACAGATTACGCAGATTCATTACTTAAATTAAACAGACTTACCAAATCTTTTCTTAATGCAGTATTAAAAAATAAAAAAACTGAGGCTTATTTAATTGCTTGTTCTATTACAGAAACAGCACAAGAGCTAGAAGATTGGGCTAGTCACAATAGTGTCCACTAAAAATGAGAAAATCGCTCTTGATAAAATTGCCCGACTCGGATGTATTGTCTGTAGTGCCGCCTATGGGATTGAAATGCCAGACGTACAACTACACCACGTTAGGAGGTTTGGTCAGCCACGCTCTGCATCCCCTTGCTTACCGCTTTGCTATGAACACCATCTCGGAAATACCGGAATTCACCTTATGGGTCACAAAGGTTTTACAGCTAAACACGGCTTTACCCAGGAAGCGTTATTACAGAAAGTCCAAGAACTTCTAAAGCTCTAAAGGGTCAAACCCTAATTCTTTTGAAATCTTATGCGCCCTTCTGCGAAAAGTAGCATCATGCTTTAGCCAAGCATCAGTAATAGTGCCTGACCTACTCATATGTATCATTTCGTGAGCCATTGTTCTAATAACTGTATCTAAATGACCACATCTAGCTGCTGAAATAGTAACTAAATGCTCATGGTCATCATCTTCATAGGTGTATGTACCCATTGCATCATTATCAAAATTAACAACAAATTTAATTTCTTCTGGCAATGGAAGTTTCCATTTTGTAAATGGTTCACAAGTCCATAACATTGAATAAATGTTTTCGAGTATTTGAGAATTTAGTTTCATGCCATCATGCGAGGTGTTTAAGTTTTGCGTGAGGAATTACAGTACGAGTATCAGTTGAGTATGCACCACAAGCCTTACATTGATAACGCTGGTAAGCACCAGTAGTTGTATATCTAAACCCTTTGCTGATTAATGATGGTTTAGCGCAAGTAGGGCAAACAAACCCATCTCTATCTTTCATTAATGCCATATTTACCGGAGTTTTAATCCAAGGCAAAAGCCTGTTATACAACTTTTCAAGCAATAAAACGTCTTGAATGTTGTATTCTTTCATGGTTGCCCATGCTTTTTTATCATTAGCCATACATTTAATCCATAACGTATGACCTTCATGTTCTTTCTTTTTGCCCAATCCCAAACGCTGCGCTACATAATCGAGCTTGTTGCTTGGAAACCTAAACTGGCTTTTGACCACCCTTAACAAGTCTATCTGTTTCATAGGTGGTGGTGGCGGCATTTTGTGAAGCAAGAATTCCTTGTTTAACGTGGGCATATCGAATTTTGTGCCGTTGTAATGACAGACTGCATCCGCATCATCTAAAAGCCCGTGTATGCCCTCTAGCATCGCTTTAGACGTGCTTTTGTACACAGAATCAAAATATACAGTTTCTTCACCTAACCATTTAGCTGAATAACACATGGTATATGACGATTCAAGAAGCTGGGAAAGTCCTACGTTTTGTTGCCATATTCCCCAAACGTGCGCCACATTAGGCGATGTTTCAATATCAAGCAATAAGATTTTCAAAGTTGCCCCTTTTGGTGTAAAGTAAACAAATACTAACCCATAATTATATATAATCAATGACTTATGCTAAAAGAGTTGACACAAATCATTCACTTGTCGTTAAAACGCTACGAGAGCTTGGATGTTCTGTGTTTGATACTAGTTCTGTTGGTCGTGGCTTTCCCGATCTTGTTGTAAGCAAAGGCGCAACAGCATTAGTTGAAGTAAAACGAGATGCAACTGTTCCTTACACTAAATCTCAGCTTGAATTTTTAAAAAACTGGCAAGGTACAGTTTGCAGAATACATGATGTACAAGGTGCAATAAATCTCGCAAAAACTCTTGAAAAGTCGTAAAATAGTATTATTATTCGTAGTGTATTAACCCCATCTAAAGGAAAAATCATGGGAATCATGGATTACAAAGCAGCTAAAGGTGCTTCTGGCGAAAAAGAGCCAAAAGGCGCAACTTCTTCTGATCGTTCAGGCGAGCGTAAAGCTAAGTCTATGCGTGGTGGTGTTGCAATGGGCAAAGAAGATGCTATCGGCTCTGACAAAGAGTTCAATACAGGTCGTACTGAAGGCATCTGCTACGAGCATAAAAAAGACGGCTACCGCTAAAAAGCTAAACCCCATAGTCCTCGGTAAAGGGCTACAGGGTTTATAACCAACACAATAGGGTAATATTGATATGGCTGAAGTAAATTTTACAACATTTAAACCTCTGGGGGACAAGATTATAGTCCGCCCAGATGTTCGTGTTTTAAGCGAAGTAATCTTTGTAGATAACAAAGAAGCGCAGAACATGGGAACAGTAGTGGCAGTAGGCCCTGGTAAGAAGCTAACTGCCGAGCGTAGAGAAGCAATGCCAATAGAAGTAGGCGCACGAATCCGTTTTGGGACTATGAACGATGATCCTAAAGAGGAATATCTTAAATTCACGCCAATTGTTCACGAAGGTGAAAAATGTTTAATTCTTTCATGGCAGGATGTATGTTGGGTAGAATAGGGGAAAAAATGTACAGTACATTACACAAAATTTGGGATAGATTACAAGCCATTTGGACTCGATGGATAAATCGTTTATACCTTCTGCAATCGCTTTTAAAGACCTATGTAGTCAAGCAGGAAGAATTCCAGTTAAACCAGAAGCAA